ATGGTAATTCTGTTGAACGATAAAAATGAAATTGCTGTACTGAAACGTAAGTGCCAGGGTAAGCGTTTCATTGAAATCACTGCTGATACAAAAGATACAGAAGAAGTTCAGGCGTTTCTGAAAGATCCAGTACTGTCACATTTCAATTTCGATGGTGTGATCGGTACTAACAGTATTGTTGAGGGTCTGAATATCAATGATGACCTGAAACAGGCTGATGTCATTGTCATTGGTAAATGCAGCCCAGAACGTGTTGAGCAGGTCACAAACCGTTTTCGTAAGGTTAATGGTACTATCCATACCCATCATTTCACCGATGGTCTAGTACTGGATGATGTCACAGTAATCGACTGTACTGATTTGGTTCAGTTGGCAATGTCGAATGCAGAGTTGATGAACAAGCGTATCGCGGCAATGTCTACGAGCCGTCGTAATAGTTACGTGAACTCATACCGTCGTGAAAGCAGGGACGAGATGATTTACTGGGACGGGAAATGCTTCCAGGTTTCCTATACATGGGTAGATCATGAGATGGCAGAACAACGTGCAGACCGTGCAGCAAATGATTTCAGCCATTATGCACAGGAGCTATCACAGTATGGTTTCAAGTTTGTGCAGCCTGGCCGCCGTGTTCGTGTTGCCGACCTGGTAGAGGAACGTGCAGCAGTGAAAGCTGATGTGCGTGAACAGCACGAATCGACGGTTGATCTACTTGTGTCACAGTGGGTTGATGGTGAATTTGTACCTAACGCTGAGACTGATACAGCAGATGCAAAAGTACAACGTAACCACGTCCATTCGTTCATCAATCGAGGTCTGAGCCGTGCTGATGTTCCTGAGTACCTGAATCGACTGAAAGCCGATAAACAGTACTGGCAGCGTCTGAACGGTGATTTGAATAGCCTGGCGGGTAATGCCGTTCGTGATTTCATCATTGCCCAGTTACCGCAATATCTGGTTAGTTATGGTAAAGGCCAGCAGGGGCTAACTGCACAGGGTAAACGCGATTTGGCTGAATCAGTGGTTCAGTTCGTATTACGTGATCGTTTTGATGGTGATTGGGTTCGTATGAAGGGTACTAACTGGTGTTCAGTAATGGCAAATGGGGCACGTGCGGATAGTGTTTTCTTAATAATTGAAAATCACGTGTCCCATTTACTATCACCAGATGACAAAGCACCAGATGCAGTACTGAATCGTTACATCACTCTGGGTAAATCCCAAAAGCCACGAATCAACGGAAAACAGGAACGAGTAACACCAGTACTGTATACCTCGCTAACAGGTTTTGACCTGCTTTCAGGTCAGCCAGCTACAACGAGTATTCATCCACCAGAAATGGAACAATTCAAGGTTGAGTTGGTGAAGCCTGTAGCTATTGCGGTAACTGTTCCCGATATCGTGCCTGTAGCAGTGCCTGATGTTGTGGTACAGCAGCCAGCTAACGAAGCAGCTAAATCAAAAGCACGCTCTTTCCTGAGTAAGGCGAGAAAACGCTAATCGAAGGTGGCAGTACTTAACAGTACTGCCACCTTCTTATGCTAAATAACTCATTTCACATAGCTCAGTGGCAGACCTGAAACATTAGACAAGGTGATCGGTTCTGGTTCCAGATCAAAAGTACCTTTGACCTCTTTCATTTGGTAAAACTGAACAGTACTTTCACGTTTCGCTAAAGCTGACATAATGCTTAACTTCACGGACTCTTTGCAACGTAACCCAAAATAAACGCCTTCCAGAATGAAGGGGGATTTTTGCAGTCCTGGTTTACCTATCATTCGGTATTCCTTCTCATACTCCCACTTTTTAGCTTTAACATAATATATTGCATTGTTAATCACAGATTTCACGTTAGCTGAATTATTAGCCTGTTGGTATAACTGACTCGTTGAAACGCAACGAACGCCATCATAATCAACTGGCTTAAGTTTTTTATCTGAAGCAAAATTATTAGGATCTCCAGGTAAGCGGTAAGCACAACAAAAGCCCTGATGGTCATCAGAATAGTGACTCCACATAAGAGGGCAATTTTTTTCTTCTGCTAATGACAGTACCCCAATATTCCTACTAACCACAAGTTCTTTACTGATTAAATCTTCATACATTTCGACCGCAATATGAGTCATATTAGGCGTTAGGCTATCTTCTAAATGCTCTAAGAAATTACCAATATCGATTATTAATTTTTCAATTTGAGCAGCTTCAAAATTAACATATTCATTTCTGATATCTTTTCTGTGCTGATCAAACTTTTTGAGAAATGTTTGATCATCATGTTTATAAAGGTTTCGGTAACTATAGTTTTTAGTAAGATGCTGATGCTCTATATATCTCATAACAGAGCTTTTCAATGCAAACAACTCTCTTATTTGTGTATCTAACATAAGTTTAGCTGTAATTTCACGTAACTTATCAAGATCTGTCAAATCCATCTTTATCGATGGTTGGCAATCTAAAGGATCATTGAAAGTTATAGGATCAGCAAAGTACACAGTATCATTGATCAGTGAGTCCAGGCTGTTAATGCTGAATGCTCTATATTTGTACAAGACGGAAGGTATGGTTTTGTTCATACGTTAGACCGCTAGTTATTGTTTGTTGGTAGATTCTATCTTACTGCACAGCACATGGAAAATGTTTTGAGATAAGTCCAGTAGTTACGATGCCGGTACTTCATGGTAAGCTGTGAATCCCTGCCAGTACTGAACCGTTTGGGGTTTGTTGATTAGGGTTCGGTACTGGTAGGGATGCTACCAGTACTGAGTACTACCAAAATAAGTAGAAGTTATTAGCGGAGCTTCCAGGTTTCAATCAGATGCTCAGCGGTCAACAGTTTAAGAATTAATTCTTCTGATGATTTATTATTACTAAATGATGAAATGTATCTACTGATTTCGGTAAGATTAACGCCGTGACTTTGGTAATTCAATTCCATATATTGAGCACCGTTCGTGACTTCAATTTTGTCAAAGAATTCTTTAGCTTCACTTGAAATGGTATGACCATATTTCTCTTCAAAAGAAACAGCAGATGGATTATTGAATGTTTCAACCGCGTGTATGAAATTAGCATCCAGATATAGACGTGCTGCAACAGCAGAAGCATCAAAGCTATTAAAAATTTTGGTATCAAGAAAACTGACAATCTGTTGCAGATTAGAATTTGATGGCGGCATTTCAACGCCATCTTTCCACAAATCCCGAATGAGTTCACTAACAGCATTCTTCTGATCTGTAAAACTCAACTTATTTTGCTCTAAGATGGCTGTGAATTTCATTAGCACCATGCGGTTGAAAGCCTCATTGTTAAAAAGGTGGTCTAAGTAATTACCTGGCACACCTTGTTTTGAGCTGAGACTTCTCACGACATCGATAAACTCATTCCTTTTGTTATCGTTATTAATCCAGGTTGGACGATAAAGTTCATTCGTTTCATCTATGGTTCTTTTTGCTCGTGCAACTACTGCATGATACCTGCGTGTTTTTGCTTTGTTGTAACCTCCAAAAATTACGTAACCTAACCATGCTAAAAGTAGTAAGCCGATGATTTCCATATTTAACCCGCTATATAATATATGTTTCTTGATTTGAATTTGAATTATTAGAATTGCAAGTATTGCACCCTGTCAGCCACAACATTATGTCATTTGATTTAAGCTCTCGTAATTGACTGTTTACCCCTACTAAACATAGTGGGATAGAAACAGTTATAAACGATTCCTGTACGTGTTGTATACGCCGCTCTGCATCAGATCACTCCCCAACTATGACCCTGCCCGGTGCATGAACACCACTACTTTAGTGGTAAACGTAATTTATCGGTATCCCTGAACTACCAAAATTGGTAGGAGAAATGTCTTAAATATTGATCGTCGCAGGCTATTAATACGATAATTATTGAAGATTTGACCGATCGATAAAATGATGCACCTTTTTGCAACGGATAAGCAACCTCTAGGGGCTGGAGAATTTTAATGATTAAAATGATTGGGTTAGGTTTGCTGTTGGCTTCTATCAGAGCTTTTGCCGTCGATGAAGCCCTTACAGAAGAGGCAGAGAAGGTACAGCGAGAAATCACACTATCTGGCTATCAATGCGACCAGGTAAACAGCATCACGACCGAAACGAGCTGGTTCTCAAGCGAGACAATCTCAAACGTCACATGCGATAAGGCGTACCATTTTTTGGTGCGTTACAAGGGCGGTAAGAGGGTTAGTGTTGAAGTTGTGTCCATGTAAAAGTACTGCCACTCTTGAACGCATTCATGCCAGTACTGAACAATAATTGTGATCTACTGACAGTACTGGCATCCAATTTCGTATTGCTCAGCAATGAGATTATTCTTAAAATATCAGCGACTTATTATTATGTAATAACCTATTAAGGAAAATAAATGAAGCTGGTAAAAGCGTTGGCAGTTCTTGCAGTGACGGTAGGGCTAACAGGATGTGCAGTGAGCTTACCTTTCAATAATCGCCTTTCGTACCCTTCAGTCTCAGAAATGAAATCAGTTCATATCCAGGGTGAAAAGCCAACACTTTCTATCGTATGGAATCCTGCTGATTTCCCACAACGTATAGATATTCAGGGTGCTGATGGTTTTGTCGGTGGCGGTTCTCGTACACGCGTACCAACTGGGGTTGCACTCTCTTCACGCATAGAAGAAGCAGTGAGCACTTTCGCTGATGTTAATCCTTCTGGACAGAAATTAACCATTACAGTAATTGAAGCCCGTTCCGGTTTCGAATATTCAGCGGGTATGTTTAACATCACTCCGGCAATTGACGTTGGGAGTGTCACGTTTAATGCAACGTTCAACCTGAACGGTCAAACCTGGTCTCAACAATTCACGTCACATAAAAATGATCCGGTCATCGGCGGTACTAGCCAGACAGGTACACTTGAAAGTGCCTGGGATGACATAGCAGTACAGGTTGCAAAAAATATTGCACAACACATTAACAAATAAAGCAATACATTAATCATGGGGTAAATACTCAAACATACAAGAGTAATTTACCCTATGAGAGCATCAATACACCTTCCACTATATGGCACTGAATACTATTTCGAACTTGTTCAGGAACTATTAGCCGTTATAGATTGTGAACCACTAATCAAATTAGATATGCACTACGATGAACACAGTGAAGTACTACATATCTATTTCAGCCATCCAGAACCCGATCAACAGAACTTCATGCAGGGCCTAGTATTACTATATTGCCCTGATTACCACTGGCACTGTTAGAACGGCAGTTCACCCTGGTCACAGAACCAATCATCATCGTCGTGTATCTGGTGCATACGGTGTACTGAGTCCAGATAGGTAAGGCCGTCTAGCACTCGTGGTAGAGGTTCAGGATAGAGCAGTACAAAGCAATCAGGTTGAATCTGACCTAACCAGTACTGCCTATGCTCGTTCTGGAAAAAGACCTTATCACCTATCCTGAACTCTTCCAAAGCTGAACCCCAGTAACATACTGTTGCCCATTTACCTAGATGAACGAACCGCTGTATGCCACTGGTGATCGACGGATCAAAGCCATCTTTGCTCATAATTTAGCCCTCCACTTTACTGTATATGCATACAGTATTGCAGGGAAGGATAAGAAGATCCAGACTACCCCGACTTAAAACAATAAGACCGGGAAGTGTATGAAAATCGTACAAAGCATTGCAGACGATACACTCGTATTTGAATCATTGTCTGCTGATGAAAGTATCAAGCTGACACACAACGCTTTAGAACTAATTTCGAAGTTTGAACAGGGGTCGGAAGAAGCAACCGCTAAAGAATTGGGCAGGGCATGTTGCCTATTACTGACTGTTGCAGAAGACTTTATGAATGTTGAGTACTGGCAAACTGTAGAAGAACTGTATTCCGGTGTTAACCATACGTTCTATAAAGAAGAAGTTATAGCAATTCGTGATTACTATTTAGAACACCTTTCAGAGCAGCCTGTATCACTTCATAAACAACGCTAGAAATATTAACGCACGGACGCGTTTAATTCTGTATAGAAGCATACAGGGCGATACAGAAGCATTGAAAGGTACTCTCAGACGGTGGAAGCCTCGCGTAGTTTCGGCAGCGAGTTCTTTTTTGCGTATGTGCGATTTTTGATCAACGAACCACACCACAAAATATGCAGTACTGAATCCGTTCGTCATTTAGATGTTCAGTAATGGCAAATGGGACACGTGCGGATCGTATTTCCTTAATAACTGAAAATCACGTGTCCCATTTTACTATCACCAGATGCAGTACTGAACCCTGATAAATATATTAACAACAGTCAGGGAAATATTATGTCCACCTCAATTTCAATCAGAAAGTTAGGCCGTGATTACGGCTATGAACACAGTACTGTACTGGCATGGCAGAAACGCGGGATGCCTACAGACACAGAAGAGAATGCACGTGCATGGATCGTAGACAACATTTTAACACCGCTACGTGATGGTGATGTACGAGACAAGATCGACCAGGCACGACTACGCAAAATGCAGGCAGAGGCAGATTTAGCCGAAGCAGAAGTAAAGTTAAAACTGGATCAACTAATCGAAGCCGATGAAGTTCATAGAGAACTTACCCAGTACTTTAAGACGTTGCGTGATTATATCCGCTCACTACCGAACAAAATTCAACACGAAGTATTCGAACAAGATTCAGTACTGAAAGTAAAAAGAGTATTGCAGGCCAGAATTGACGAAATGCTGAATGAAATCGGTGATATGAAATTCGAAGTACCAGAAGAGGACGAACAAGGCAAGGATGCCGGACAAAATGAACAAGACAATAACAGTACTGAAAAATGCAGTACCAATAATCAAACCTCCACAGAAGTTAAAGCCCAGTGAATGGGCTGAGACTCATTTAGTACTCCCTGATGGTGCAGCAGCCGGACAGAAGTTAAAGCTATATTCATTTCAGAAAGAGATGCTAGATATTATTGAGTCTGACCAGTACCGCAAAGTTGTTTACAAAACATCAGCACAGATTGCCAAAACTACACTACTCAATGCAGCACTGTTTTACTGGATGGCTACTGATAGTTCTAATATCGGTATCGCTCAATCAAGCCTATCCGAATTAAAACAATGGAAGTCAGCGAAAATTGATAAAACGATTGAAGCTGTACCAGTACTTCAAGAATTAGCCACAGATAAAAACGACAAAACTAAAGCAAATAACCAACAACAGACCGAATTAAAAGACGGTTCTTTCTTGTACTTCATGACTCTCGGATCGGCTAAAGCTCTACGCGGTAAAACACTCAAGAGAATTATACTTGATGAAGTCTCGGCAATAGACCAGAACTCACCAGAAGGGAATCCGATTCGCTTATCTGAGCAGAGGGCGACGGATTTCGGCCAGGAAGCGAAAATCCTCATAAGTTCAACGCCTACATTCAGTGGTGATGCAATTGACGTTGAATATCAGAACTCAGACCAACGAGAGTACTTTGTTAAGTGCATACACTGCCAGCATGAACACTCGTTGAAATGGGAGAACGTTAAGTTCGAATGGAAGAAAGCAGGCAAGCGTGATATTCCAGATTCCAGTACTGCAAAACTTTATTGTCCAGATTGTCAGGAAGAAATAACCGAAGCAAATCGTATTAGAATGGTAGCTGGTGGACGTTGGATAGCACAGAACCCATCTGTAACTGATACAGCAGGTTTCTATATTAACCGCCTGTACAGTGCTAACAGTACTATTCAGGCTATTGCAAAAGAGTTTGAACTTTGTTGGTACGAGTGGTCTCTGCAATCCTTCTACAACACCGTTTTAGGTCTCCACTATTCAGACCTTCAAGAAGAAATTGACGATCTAGCATTAGAGAACTTACGTGATGACTCATTCGATTTAAAGAATATACCAGATTCAGTACTGGGAATTGTCGTAGGTTGTGACCAGCAATTAGACCGACTTGAAGCAACTGTATTAGGTTTCAACGAAACAGAACTATTTGTACTGGGTCATCGTTATTTCTATAGCCCTAATTGTGAAATCAAAGGTGCAAAAGCATACTCAGACCTTGCGACATTCTGTAATCAACGTTTCAAAACAGTATCCGGGCGTGATTTGCCAGTACTGAAAGTAGCTGTTGACGGTGGTAACGGTAGGGCAATGCAGACAGTACACAGTTTCTGTCAGCAGTATAAGAAGTTCGAAATGATTAAGGGCAGTAGCAGTACTAAAGGTGACTTGTTCAAGCGTAGTACTACCGACGGTCGTCAGTTTTACATGCTGAACGTACACGAGGGTAAAAACTGGGTACGTAGCCTGCTAAACAACGCAGTAGCAGGTAAAACAGATGCACCACTTACGCTACGTTTTGCACACGATTTGCCTGATGACTATTTCGAACAGGTCACAGCAGAGAACCTAGAACGTTCTGGTAGTGGTGTTCGATGGAAGCAGATCACAGGCCGTCGTAATGAGGTACTTGATACGCTGGTGTACAGTCTCTGCATGATGAAACTGGCACTGAGTAAACTCGGCGGTCAGCCGTTCAAGAAACTGCGTGAATATCGCAGCAGCAAACGTACCGAAACTATCAGTACTGAACAATCGCAACCCGTAAAACAACCTTCCGAACCAAACAATAAATACTCTAAACCAACCACTAAGAAAACTAGCATTGGTAAATCATGGTTCGGCTAAGGAATAAATAAACATGAAAGAAACGATTTATATTGGTGAAGTACTTCACGAAGTACTGCTACCTAATAGCACAATTAAAATCGGAAATAGTACTGATACGTTATTCACACACAGCACACAGCACGATACTGAAACGGTAACTATCGACTCCACAGATTGGAAGTCGGGTTATTACTCAGTCGTATATAACAACAATGGTGAATTAACTATCAGTACTGTAACCGTCATTGATCCAATGGCTCAGACAGACCGATTAACAGAACTGCAATCACAGCTTGATGACATTAATAAAATTATCACAGCACGTATTAATGGTGATACCAGTACTTTAACTATCAACAATAAAACGTTGGTACATGAAGATTTAAATACATTGCTCAGTCTGAAAAATAGTATCACTAAACAGGTCAACGATCTGAAACGTAAACTAACTACAGGCAATAAAGGCTTTTTCAAAAGCACTATTCATTGCCGCTAATATGGAGATCACAAGGTGTGGCCTTTTAACAAACGGCAAATTGAACAACCCGCAGTACCAGCCCCTAAACCAGCCAAACAATCCCGTAAATATCAACCTACCAGTACTGAATTCAAATCTCATAGCCGTTCACTAACTGGACTACCAACAAAGATTATTGGCTCTTATGGTACTGGTGTTCAGAACGTCAACATCAATGCAGTACTGAGACAGTCTCTAACATCGCTACGTGATGCAAGCCGTTCATTGGTACTACAGAACCCGTATGCACGGCGTTACGTATCACTGAGTTCTTCGACCGTTGCGGGTGCAGACGGTATCACCGTTCGACCTTCACCAATTGGCCTCGATGGTCAAACTGATCCAGTACTGGCAGACCGCTTAGACAAGCTGTTTTACGAGTGGGCATCAGATGCAAACCGCTTTAGTACTGATGGTTCTCTGTCATTCGACATCTTTCAACAACTGGTAGAGCGTGCAAGAGCTACCGATGGTGAATGTTTTGTTCGACTACATACAGACGGTGATGAACTACAGGTATCGATTATCGATGCCAGTCGTATTCCCAGTACTAAAAACGAGCTACTGAAAAATGGTTCGTACATCAGTAATGGGATAGAGCGTGATCAGCACGGTCGAGTACTGGCATATCACGTAGCCGATATTAACCCGTTGAACTACACGATTCAGACCAATAGTACTCAACGTGTACCAGCCAGTGAAGTACTGCATTATTTCATTCCAGAATTCCCAGGACAGGAACGAGGTTTCCCGGACTGTATTGCAGTCATGAAAACCCTAGAGGACTTTAATAGCTATAACGAAGCGGCAGTACTACAGAAAAAGATCGCAAGTTCGGCTATGGGGTTCATTACCAATAGCGATAACACACAGGATGAACTCTTAGACGGTGAAACAGAACAGCGTGAATACGTCGAACACTTTGAACCGGGCAGTATTAAAGAACTTGCACCAGGCCAACAGATTCAGACTCTGAACCCGCAGGCAGGTACTGACAAAATCACAGAGTTTTCAGACGCTGTTTTAACAACTATCAGTACTGGTTTGGGCATTCCAAAGCAATCATTAATTTCTGATACCAGTTCTGCAAGTTATTCAGCAAGCAAGTTAGCAGATCGTATGTCACGTGAAGGATTCAAAACACGTTCTAATTTGCTAATCAGTAAAGTACTCAAGCCTATCTATCGTGAGTTCATTAAAAGAATCATGGTGTCTGAACTTAAAGAACTTAGTTTCACGAACTTCGAAAACATCGCTAACTGTAATTTTATTACGGTGAAACAAATCAGCCTCGATGTAAACAAGGATTATCAAGCAGAACAGACATTATTGGATATGGGCGTGAAATCGAAGTCTCAAATTATTCGTGATTTAGGCATGGAGCCACAGCACGTATTTGAAGAACTTAAACGAGAAGCGGAGATAAATAAAACAGAAACAATGAACAAGGATAGTTCAAATGAAATTCAAGAACCAAAAACGGGAGATGACGTTAACGAGTGACGTACTCTCTGATAATAACGACCGTACAGTACTGTTAGCTTTCAGTTCTGAAAATCCAGTAGTACGTACTATCGGTGGTCAGGAATATAACGAAATCCTTCTGCATAATCCTGAAAACGTAGACCTATCAAGACTGCAAAATAAAGCCGCTTTACTGTTCAATCATGACTTTGATAATCATATCGGTGTTGTCGAATCAGCCAGTATTGATACTGATCGCGTAGGACGTGCATTAGTACGATTCTCTAATGTGGGTATTTCCGCTGAGAAGTTTGAACAAGTACGTGAAGGTGTTTTGTCAAAAGTAAGTGTTGGTTATTCCATTCTCGATTATCGAATTGAAGGTGAAAACCTCCTAGTTACCAAATGGGAACCTTACGAAATTAGCATGGTTTCAGTACCCGCAGATGACTTTGTAGGTGTAGGCCGTTCACTAGAAGAAGAACAGGAACCGGAGCCAGAACAAGCCGAAACTGAAAATAAAGACGAGCAGCCAGCCGAACAAGAGGAACGAAACGAGGAAACTGAAAATGAACCCATTGAAAATACTGCAAGTACTAGTACTGCTACTAAGTCTGATCCCGAAATCGATACCGAAGCGGAAACGATAAATAACAGTGAAAGTAATGGTGATGGCGAACAGCCGGAACCAGAAGAACAAAATGATGATTCAGCCGTTCAGGAAGAACAGGCCGAAGAAGATCAAAAACGCATTGCCGAAATTAACGCGATCTCACGTGCATTCAATATTCACTCTGAAATTACGAATCAAGCAATCGAATCAGGCTTAACCATTGAAGCGTTTCGCCAGCAAATTAAAAATAAACCCATTATCAAGGATGATAAACAAATGGAATTTTCCCTCAACAATTTAATCCGTTCCATTATGGACGGTGACAAATCTCTGCCATCCGGTAAAAACGGTGCGGTAGTTGCTAACGCTGATTTCGCACAGGCTGTACGTGCTGGTGTAACTACCACTACTGCAAAAGACGTTATTCACACCGATGTACTGTACGGTTCTTTCGTAGATATTCTGCGTGCTGAATCTGTTCTTAAGAATTTCCCAGTACAGATGTTTACCGGCCTGACCTCTGAAATTGCAGTACCTAAACTGGCTGGTGATTTCACCGCAGGTTTCGGTTTTATTTCTGAGAATGGCATCTCACCAGAAGTAGATGCTAATTTCGAATCTGTAGTACTGAAGCCTAAGACCTTCACTGGTTCTGTACCACTGTCACGCAGCGTAGTTAAATCCTGCCCACAGGTAGAACAAATTGTTTCACAGGCCATTGTTGCCGGTTCTGCTGAACGTCTGGAAGCCCTGATCCTGAAAGGCATTGTTGATGCAGTAGTAGCAGCGGGTAAAGTCGAAACTGTAGACGCATATACCTATGCAGGCATCGTAGCAGCACAAGGCCAACTGGGTGATGAAGGCGTTTCTTACGGTTCTATTGCGGCTGTAATGTCTCCACAGACCAAAGCAACTCTGCGTAGTACTCTGCGTGGTGACAACACCGCAGGCGTTTACCTGTTCGATGAAGGTGATCTGTGTGGTGTACCTGCCTACGACTCTAAAGTACTGGCTGGTCAGAACTTCATTATCCTCGGTGACTTCTCCAAAGTTGCTATTGCACAGTGGGGTGATTCTCTTGAGCTGGATATGGACGATACCACTAACCGTAATCGTGGTTCTGTAATCGCTCGCGTTTGGGCTGATCTGGACTTCGCAGTACTGGTGCCTGAAGCCTTCCGTATCATCAAACTGGCTTAATCCGATGAGAGCATTTAATACGCAATGTATGGATGCTCTGATTAACAGTTTTGGCGAACCTTTAGTACTAGATAATGGCAGTACTCTTACTGTCATTTTCGAACAGTCCGAAATAGCAATTCAAACTACCGAAGGACTTATACAAACAACAGAAAATTACTTTACATGCCGCCGTGATAAAATCACCTATGATGACTCTTTTGTACTGAATAATGTTCGGCACGAGGTTTACAACATCATTGATGATCTGTCAGGTCTATGTAACGTTTATTACAGAGAGGCTTGATCACATGAATATCAGTACTATTAAAAATCATGTATCAAGCCTTTTTGTATCTAATGGTTTGAAAGTACGCAAAGCCGCAAAAACTAACACTCAGACAGCTAATGATTACATTCTGATGATCAGCAATGTAACCGAACAATACGAACAGCTTGAATACAGCAATCGTCATTCTGTAATGCTGACAATGGATTTATTAGTCACATCGCAGAGTGAATCTACAGCACAGCAAACAATGACAAAAGTACAGGAAGTACTTTTCAGTACTGAATTAATTACTGGCCTACTGGAGCAGGGTATTAATGTTAGTTCACTAAAACTGATTTCAGTAGTCGATGATACAGACCCTGATGCAAGTCTAGCCATAAATACCATTATGACAACGTGCCAGATTAATTACATCGCACGTCCTACAAATAATGGAGAATAACAATAATGGCAGGGATCATGCTCGGCAACCGCACGTTGCTATCTTACAGTACTGACATCAATAACTACTACCCAACAGCGGTATATACCAACATTGATAACTTGGGTGCATTCCCAGAAGTAAAAATCAGTAGTTCAAATCAGACTATCGAAACATATGATCAAGAATACCTTGCAGTACTGCGAGGTGATTTGAAGATCAGCAACATCAGTATTGTTGTACATTATGACCCGTCAAACGTTGGTCATCAATTTCTGAATAGTGCATACAGTACTAACAAAGTATTCCAGTTGAAATTTAGTATCTATGAAAGCCCAACCAGTTTACGTCAGCACTTCATTATTCTGAACGGAAAGATAACCGCACAGAAAGACGATGCTGATATTAATAAGGTGTACGGGCGTACATGGACATATACCCCGACTTCTGTAGTCAATCAGGGCAGCATTGACGAACCAGCCCCATTATTAATCGGTAATTATGGTCTGGGTGCAGACGGTACAACCGTCCCACATTACGAAGCCGATCCAACTGGTAACGCATTTATCAAAGTTGGTGCAACACGTACCGATAACCCGCTGGGTGTAGATCTGCTGGGTGTAGGCATGGTCGATGCTGGTGGAACCAATAAGGCTCAGATTGTACTTTCAGAGTCTGCAACACCTCGCATGTACATCAGGAACACTGACAGTACTGGATGGGATCAGGTCTACAGTACTGCAAATAAGCCCTCTCTGGCCGCAGGTGCAACGCAGGGCGTAACCGGAACATTGCCTATCAGTTCTGGCGGCACAGGGGCAACCGTGGCAAGTACTGCACTCTCTAACCTCGGCGGGATGCCGAAAACGGGCGGTGCATTCACTGGTGGGGTCACAGGCACAACACTGTCACTATCCAGTACTTTAGCCGTGACAGGTGCCAGTACTCTTACAGGTGCAGTAACGGTAAACAACACAATTTCCCAGGACGGTGTTGCAGCAGCAACCTATGGTCATACATCACTGAGTTCAGCAGCCGCAGGTACGAAATCATATCTACGTAAAATGCGTGGCGGTACTGGTGATACTATTTTTCATGAAACCGTACAGGCAGGGAACTACCGATTAGCCACTGGTGCAACTACCGATAGTTCTGATGCCCTGACACTTTCCAGTACTGGCAACCTGACGATTACTGGTGGCCTTAACGCTTCATCTGCAACACTCAGTACTGCATTACCGATTAGCTCGGGTGGGACAGGTAGTACAACCGCAGCGGCTGGCCTTGCAGCATTGGGCGGTGTTCCAAACACTACAAAGGTGAATAACAAAGTACTATCAGCCGATATTACATTAACGCCAGCAGATATCGGTACTATTCCAGTACTGAACGGTGGCACAGGAGCTACTACAGCAGCCGCTGCATTAACCAATCTTGGAGCAGTAAGTACTAGTCGCACAATCAATGGCAAGCCGTTAACCGGGAACGTAGTATTAGCACAGGCTGATATTGCGGGTACAGTGAGTACTAGTCGTACCGTGAATGGTCAGGCTCTAAGTTCTAACGTAGACCTTTCAGCACTCGATGTATCAGCAATGCCGTACTATGGAACTATCGCCGCTGGGATTAGCCTTAATACTCTGCATGGCGGTGTTTTTGGTGTGTATGAACAACCCGTCACGGCAAATGCAACAACCGCTTTAGGATATCCAGTAGCTGTAGGCGGTACGTTATTTGTATTGAAAAGTGGCGTAACTCACGCTAATTCATGTACTCAGGTTTATTACCCGTCCAGTAGTGACGATATATATAACCGTACAGGCACATCTAACAGTACTGGTACGGTCAGTTTCTCCGCATGGGTAGCTACTGCGAACATTACCAGTGCAGGTGTGAACAGTTCTATTAAGAGTCTCACTGGACTGACTACAGCACTTTCAGTTGCACAGGGCGGTACTGGTTCAAACACGCAAGCGGGTGCAAGAACAAACCTGGGGTTAGGTACTTCAAGCACTTATAACACTGGAACATCTGGTGCCAGTGTCCCATTACTTAACGCGAGTAATACATGGTCTGGTACTCAAAATCTTGATAGTTTAACTGTAGGTGCTGCAAAAACCGGATCGGTAGGGATAGAGTTAGGAAGTCTTACAACGGCAGGTTCTGCATTTGTTGATTTCCATAGCTCTGGTTTTAACAATGACTACGATACACGCATAATTTCATCAGGTGGTGTTGAGGGATCAAGCAATCAAGGCACGCTCACATTATCTGCAAGTAAATTACAATTTAATGGTACGCCTTCATTTAATACTGCAATCCCAATCACAAGTGGTGGAACCGGTAGTACTTCCGCAGCAGGAGCATTGACTTCCTTAGGTGCTGCAAGTTCTACAAGAAAAGTGAATGGATATACATTAACTAGTGATATCACATTAAACGCAGATGATGTTGGAGCATTACCCAGCCGTGGAATTATTCCAAATAACACCGATTTAAATGATTTAGACGGTACAGTACAGGGTTATTATCAGCAAACTCTGAACGCAAACGCCACAGCAGCACTGAATTATCCGGTTCAATTTGCTGGAACACTTGTCGTACTGCAAAACTCAGCAACTCACGTTAAATCGTGTACGCAGATGTACTATCGTTATAACACTAATGATCTCTATACCTGTACCGGATATTCAAATGGTTCTGGTGTTATTTCATGGGGTGCATGGGGGATGTACGTATATACCGATATTAACGGTGCAAACAGTACTATTAAGTCTCTTACCGGGTTAACAACTCCACTAGTGCCGCAGACGCGAAAAGTTAATAACAAAGCACTGTCAGCCGATATTACATTAACTGCAAGTGATGTATCAGCTGTACCAATTACTACAACAATTAATGGCTTACCATTATCCAGTTCGATAGTACTTAGCCAGTCTGACATATCTGGTAGTGCATCCTCTGGGGCAAATAGTGATATTACAAGTCTTTCAGGTCTTACAACCGCCTTAAGTATTGCCCAGGGCGGCACTGGTAGCACTTCTGCAAGTACTGCGTTAGTAGCTCTGGGTGGGATGCCTAAATCTGGTGGTACATTCTCTGGTGCAGTAGGTGTATCAAGTACTTTAGCAGTTACAGGTACACTAACCACAAGTAATAGCCTGATTCAGGACGGTGTTGCACAAACTACATATTGTCAAACTGCATTGAGTTCTGGCACAGCAGGTAATAAATCATATTTGCGTAAATTCCGTGGCGGTAGCGGTAATACAATATTTCATGAAACTGTACAGGGTGATAATTATCGCATTGCCTCTGGTACTTCTGATACAACAGATGCAATGACGTTATCCAGTACAGGCGACCTTACTACATCACATCTGACAGCTACAGATAATGATGCAACCTTACCGGGTACTGGCAGTACTGTTTATGGTGGTCGATTAAAATCACTGTACACAGTAAATGGTGTTGAAAAAACATCCGCTTATTTGCAATCAATTAAACGTATTGAGTGGGATTACTCTATAGCTCGTCTGTTTGTGAACCAGACAGGTGGTGGAACCGATACGGCACAATCACGATATTTTGATTTTATGTCCAACGGCAACGTGCAAATTTCGGGACGTATGTTTATGGGCAGTCCTGCTGTGAACTCGTGGTGGAACTCAGCCCAGCCCCACTATGCCGCCTATTTCGCGGATACAGCAATAGACACTCCGGGGAATGGTGCTATAGCGGGGATTTCATGGGGGTATCAGCACGGCGGGGGCTATAACCTTCGAACAATGTGGGGGAATGTCGGTAATGGTACGGCGAGCTGGGGTAATACCGCAATGACCCAGTTTGGGGATAATGGTGCCAAAACGCGATATTGGTACTTTACGCCCGTTCAGGGGGATCTGGTTACTTCGGCTAGTGGCGATGGTGGCTTTGGTGGCAATTACACGTATCAGAAAGCAGCAACATCCGATGCAACTTTGAAACATGATATTGAATATAACGATGGCAAACAATCTTACGATAATATCAAAAAATTAAAGCCATGTACTTTCGTATATAACTTTGATCCGATGGAGCGTGAACGCCGTGGTATTATTGCACAGGACGCATTACGCGATATTGATAGCGAGTACGTTAAACTGGTTCCAGCCGCACCAGAATATGATGATGAAGGAAATCGTTGTGATAAAGATGATACGCTGGCACTCGATAATAACGTGATTATGATGGATACCGCACTTGCACTAAATCATTCAATTGCAAAAATTGAAGCGATGGCAAATGAAATTGCTGAATTACGTGCAATGATTGCAGCACTAAATAAATAAGAAGAAAACAACAACTCAGTACTGGTAAGGATGCCAGTACTGAACTCTATGATAAGGACATCATTATGCCAACTCCAATGGACGTTTTTACAGGTTCAAATATTACAGTAGGTATCGGTACTGCCGGAGCTACTCAAGCCGCTACATTTACCACTATTCCAGAAATTGCAGCTTTCCCCGGCACTGGTAGTACTGCAACTGTAATTGAGGTAGTGAGTTTTAATACCTCCTATAACCGAAAACTTGTAGGCAGTAAAACAAACGCAGACGTTACTTTACAACTGAACTGGATTCCAGATAACACGATTCATCAACAGCTTGTTACCGCCTTTGAGAACGGTACTCGTATTCAGTTGAAGTTCAGCTATTTCACCGATGCTACCAAAACAGCAGGGTCATACGTCGTATATAACGGTTTCATCAGTGAGAAAAAAATCGAATCTGATCGTGACAAAGTAGTGAATATGACTCTCAATTTCGCCTGTGATGGTGCAGCAGTAGCACAGGGATTACTGTCATAATGGATATTCATACTCTATTTGCAGCCCTGAAACCTGAATTACATAAAGTCACTTTGAAAAACGGTGCAGTACTGCATATTCATCGACCAGCTATCAGCAATTTCGAAAAGTGCATTGATGCTAAGAGTACCTTACTCTATACCGTCAGTAATGAAGATGGTCAGCCTATTTTCTCTGATGTAGATGAAGACGGTAAAATCAATGTCAACTATATTGATGCTCTTATTGTTGCAGAAATTAATAATGAAGTTATGAAATTGTGGCCTAAAGCAGACGAACCACAAGTTCAGGATCAGATCGAAAAAAAATAAGAAACAATCCGCGTTTGATGTTTACCCTGAAACTAATTAACAAACGTGGATTGAGTCCATCAGAACTGGAAACGTTAGATCCAGAATTATTTGAATATCTGATGATTTACGATTCAAGTATTGAACCATCGGGAGCAAGGTTCGAACATATTAAGTACTCGAACCTTGCACATCTGATCTTAATGTCCTCTGGTAATTTAACCGAAGCAGGCATGAAGAATGCCAGTGTTCATGACTGGGATATGTACGGTTTACTTTCAAATAAAACAGTACATGAACGTATTCAGGAAGATGAGCAAAAACAACTGACACAACAACAATTACAACAGTCAGCCATGATGCAATTCATTACTGGCAGTACTGGCAATGGAGGCTAAACATGGCAGGGAACAATCAACAATTAGTTTTTAATATCAACGGTGATGCTACTGGCCTGCAACGTGCATTAGGTACTGCCGGAAATAGTTTAAATGCATTCAGTCGTGAGGCGGGCGGTTCACTTGCCTCACTATCTGGCGGGTTCGGTGACATCACTGGAAAGCTGGCCGGGATGAACTCAGGTCTACTTGCAGTAGGTGCAGGGTTCGGTGCATTAACCGCTATTACAATCAGCCAGGTAAATGCAGCATCTGACTACGTTAGAGTACTGAATGAAGCCTCACAAACTTCTGGAATGACCGTAGAGCAGCTACAGAAGCTACAGGGGGCTTTTGGCTCACTGAATATCGAATATGACAAATTCAGTGATTTTAACAAAGATGCCCTGGACCATATGGGCGACTTCTTTAGAGAGGGAAAGGGCGGTTTCGGTGATGACCTGAAGGCCTGGGGGGTCAATCTACAGGGTTTTACGAAATATATGAATGATGCTGATGGCGGCATCAAAATGATCATCAAAACGTTCTACGAACTGCAAAAAGCGGGAAAATCGAATGCTGAGATAACGAACGCTATGGAGTCAATCGCCAGTGACAGTAGTATGCTATTGCCAGTACTGAGACAGTACAAATCAGAAGTTGAAGCGATCAATGCTATTGAAAAACAACATGCTGGTATCACTACTGAAACAGCACAGGCATACGGACGTTATCAGCAAAATATTGCTCAGTTGGATAGAAACTTCCAGGAACTCAGAGTTAACGCACTATTGCCCGTTATCGAAGCACTGAACGAGCTACGCAACATTTTTGCTGGTGAATGGAAATTGCCATCATTCGATCAGATGGGCGGGAATCTTAAACGATTTGCCTATGATTTTGCGTCACTGGGTGATCATCATGCATTGCCGGATTCATGGGGCAAAGGTCAGTACTCAAATAGTACTACGGCGGGTGCAGTACCTACGCAACAGCCAACCAGCAAGCCCTATAAACTCAAAGACCCAGAAGGTGAGAAGAAAGCAGCAGACGCAGCCAAAAAAGCCGCCGATGCCGCTAAACAGTTGGAACTGAAACAGCTACAGGCAAAAATTAACCTTAATCAGGTAATGTCTCAACTGGGTAAGAATTCCGCCGAACAGCAGGTTTTACAGTACAACTACACACAGAACGAGCTACGTAAAAAGCTAGATGAGTCCTTAACTATTCTAAATCTAAATGAAACCCAGAAAACAAATATTATTTCCCGGCAGGAAACAGCACGGCTTGAAGGCAGTAAACGTATTATTACTGAAATGCTGGAAGCAACCGATCCGAAACAATTAAGTGAAAATCTGGCAGCACTGACTATCGGTAATACCCAGAATATTACATCTGAACATATTTCAAAAATGCTTTCAGCACAGGATATCCGTTCTGGACTGCATGATCCAACTAACCCATTTGGCAATCAGGCAGACATCAAACAGCAACAGGATGAAATATATAAACAGCGTGATTTCGAAATTCAGGTTGATGAACAGATGTACCAGAACAAACTGATCAGTAAAGAACAGTTTGAAAAACGTAAAGCTGATCTGACTGCAAAATATAATAATAAAGCAGCAGAAGTAGAACGCCAGAACAACCAGGCACAGATCCAGATGTTTGCAGATTCAGCTATGAATATTGGAACCATGCTTGAAGGTGTTGCAGGAAAGGGCAACAAGGCCGCTCAAGCCGCTTTTGTGGTAGGTAAGAGTATATCGATTGCCAATATTGTTATGAAAATTCAGGAAGCATTAGCGAATGCGATGGCTACGCCGTGGCCTGCTAACTTTGCGAACTATGCACAGGTGGCGAGCTTAGGGGCATCAATTATCAGTACTGCACGTGGTACACAGATTCAGGGGCAGGCACACAGCGGTATTGATTCAGTACCTAAGCTGGGTGGCAACGATGAATCAACATGGGTTCTGAAAGCAGGTGAACGTGTTCTGAACAACGATAACAACCGTGATTTGACTCAATTCCTGAAACAGCAGGATAAACAGGAAAATAACAGTACTGGTCAGATTGTCATTAATGCACCACTGGTAGTTAATGGTGGTGGTCAAATTACTGATGAACAATTCCAGACAATGTTAAAGAAGCATTCTAATAACGTTATGCAGTCAGTTCGAGCAGCACAAAAGAGAAACACTTAATATCAAAAGCCAGCATTCACGCTGGCTTTTTTGTTTTCGTTCTCCTGATAAATACTGTAAATCAGGAGATTTCAAATGGCTTTATTTTCAAACGACATTAAAATTAGTGACTTCCAAATGCAGAGTATTGAACCAGCATACTCTAATAAAAGTTGGACAGGTGCACAGATACGCCGCAGTACGGGTATTCAGTACTATCAATTAACATTCAATATTCAGTTCAATCAGGCAGACCGGCAGGAAGTACTGAATTTTATTGCTCAGTACTCACAGGGGAAACCATTCAGTACAGATTTAGGTTATTACAGTCAATACACAGGCAGGCATTTTGCAACAGTATACAGTACTGCAAACATTAACAAAGGCGGGTCTGTTATCCCTTGCACAGCAAATATGCTTGAAGTAGGGACGTTAGTAACCTTTCAAAACAGTACTAAAATTCATCGCATTATCGCCAATACAGGCACTTCAATTACCGTTTTCCCGGCGTTACGTCAGAACGTACAGGCGGGTGAAGTAATCCGCTTTCAGGGTATCACCGGAACATTCATTATCGATATTGACTGTGATTTAAATCTGCAATCCAAAAATATTATGACTCTGCAAGTCAAAGCGACGGAGGCGTTATAATGAATCAGGCAGTATTTACGAATTCAGCACTATTGAAGTACTGGAACACTACCAGAGGCGGTAATAAAACCCAGTTATCAGTATCAGACGTTATGCAATTAGGCGTGGCCGTTAAATGTATTGATATCTATCCTGTTCAGGGTTCGGGAGTTCAGGCATTACACCTTAACGATGGCTATATCGACCTGAGTATCAACGGTAATCTTTATACCAGTTTTCCAGACTTCATTAATGACAGTTTCGGCTCATTCAGCGAACAGAAAGATATCAGCAATGATTCAATGTCATTCAAGGTTAGCAATGTATCACAGTCGTTCCAGGTACTGGCATTGTCTGGTGGCCTTAAAAACGCACAGGTAAATATGTGGCTGACTATTTTGAATCCCGCAGACGCTACAGTACTGGATCATTCTTTAATGTTCAGTGGATATATTGATTATTTCGAATCGATTTCTAATAACGATGATTTGAAAAATGAATTAACCGTATACGTCAATAGCATATGGAAGAAGCTAGACGTACAGCAGCGTACCTTAGCCGCTAACTCAGTACATCAAAGTACACATAAGAATGACGCGTACTTTTCATTACTAGGAAAAATTAACTCTCAGCAAACATGGAAGTATAAGAAATGAGAAACAACATAATTAAAATTCATAACATTGCTCAGGAATGTATCAGTACTGAATTCCTGTTAGGTCAAAATGATTGCAATATTCTGGTACTGAGAGTTATCGATCAGGTATGCGGTACTGCATATACCGATTTAGCAATGGGGAAATATAAAACCATTAAGGCAGGACAGAAACTGTTCACTAAACACGAACTGGGTTCACTGGAAGATATCTGTAAACGTCATGGCGTGGAGGTTGATACGCCTGTTATGGGTGACGTTATGGTTAACGGTATTCACGGTTCTGTAGTACTGGATGGTAAGTACATTGCTCTCAATGCTGACAGTACTGGATTCAACCTTGCAGTACTGCCCTGGCTAAATGACTGGACATTTTACCGGATCACTCCTGATGCAGGTACGGCAGGCACGGCAGGGGGTGAATAATGGGCGGTAAAATCTCAGGAATGAGTATCGTCGGTGCCCTGATCACGGCTGTAGCAGTAGCGGCAGCGGTCTATACGGGCGGTGCAAGTCTTTCAGCAGCGGCAGCGTGGGGTGCAGGAGCTGGTGCAGCGTCATTAGTGGCAACCTCGATGTTGTCACAGATGCCGGGTATTACACCTCATACAGACAGTGCAACGACTCTAAGCCGTTCTACCAGCCCACAAACGGGTATACCTATCCTCTACGGTGAAAAGGTTAAATGCGGTTCAATCGTTAACTGGTACAACGTCCAGAACAGCAGCAGCCAGTACCTGTTTACGAGTCATGCCCTGGCAATGGGCGAGATCAACAAGATTTCGCAGATTTGGCTTGATGACGAACCAGTACTGACTACTCCTGTCACTGTTGAAGGGGTAGTACCGAATACCAGTATCGATGCGAAATACCGCGATATTCTGCAATTAGAGGTATATTTCGGAAAGCCTAATTACACGGCGGGTAAAGTATTAGCTGGTACGTATGCGGGTACTCAATGGAATAACAGTACTTTCAAGGGTAACGGGATTGTACAGATTTATACCGTTATCAAGAAAACTCAAAAGTCATTAGAAGATAATTTACTTGTCAACGATAGTTACGTATTAACGGCTGAATGTTCTGGTAAGAAAATTTATGATTTAGTGTCTGGTACTACGATTGTCAGTAATAACCCAGTAAATCAATTATACGATTATGTGACCAATACAGAGTATGGCCTCGGTGTCAGTCCGGGTAATATCGATTTACCATCATTCCAGACAGCAGCACAGTACTGTACCCGTTATCAGATGTTCAGTAATGGTGCTATTGATTATCAGTCCACTTATAAATCAAACATTGAAAAGATGTTGATGACATTTGGGGGCATCACAAGCATTCATTGCGGTAAGCTATATTTAACTGTAGATATTCCGGCACTGTCAGTACAGACATTTGACGAATCAACAATTTTCGGTGAATTTGTCAGTACTACAAGTGGTATCAGTGACTATTTCAATACCATCGATGCAACATGGAAGAACACCACTAACAATTATAGTGATGACATTTTACGTATACCGTCAGATATTCCTGCCAGTGATGTATTAACTAGTGATGGCCTTGTTATTGCTAAGAGTCTCGATTACTCATGGGTATATGACAAAGACCAGGTTGAACACCTGATTAACATCGAATTGCTGAAAGGCAAGTACAGCCATAATACGATCAGTTTCAATACTGACTCAGGCTGGGATCTCAAAGTTTGGGATGTAATTACGGTTACTCTCCCGGAACATGGCTACGATAATAAGTTGTTCAGGGTAGCGGGTAAATCGATTAGCACGAATACCGACAGTATCGGCATGGTTAATTTGCAATGTGTTGAGTATCACCAGGGCATTTATGAAGGCGTAGACGTACCGATGTACGGCTGGGAAGGTACATTACCGAAGCCAGTAGCAGTACTGCCACCGTCAAACCTATCTGTTGTTAAGAAGGGTGCAACGAATCAGGGGCAGACTGTAGTACTGACATGGGCGGCTAGTGTTGATCAGTATCTGCGTGGTTACTACGTGTACTATCGTCAGACGGGTACGCAAACCTGGACGTATGGCGGCAGCACGAACCAGTACGTTCTGAGTTACGAGCTATACGGCCTCACAACAGGCGTTCAATACGATTTTGCAGTAGCAGCATTCAACAACCTCGGCATTGTGTCCGACAAGGTGACACAGAACGGTGTTGTACCTGATTTCGCGTTTACCCTACCTGCAATTACTGGCCTGAATCTGATCAACCGTGGCAGTACTGCCAATACTACAGACGCACTTGATTTTGTTATCGGGTGGGACAATCAGTCATACCTGAACGTGAACGGGAAGCCGTTCAGCGATTATTTCAACAAGTACGAAATCATTGTGTATGACACTGGCATGGTGAAGAAGCGTTCTTACTTCATCCAGGCGAACCAGTTTACTTACACCTATGCGATGAACAAGCTAGATACTCTCAGCCGTACCCGTACTTTCGGTGTTGTGGCGTGGGGTCATAACAGCAGTATCTACAGTGCAGAAGCACGTATCACAGTGACTAACCCACAATGCCCGGCCTTAACAGGTTTTACGGCAAATGCTGGCTATCAGAGCATATTTGTTACTTACGATAATCCAGAGGCAGGTGTGAGTGATTTCGCAGGTGTACAGGTACAGGTTGCCACGAACAGCACGTTCACACAGAACCTGAAATCGTTCGGTACTAACAGTCCATTCATGCACTCATTCCCTGTTGCAGATGGGAAGTACTATGTACGTGCAGGAGCCTATGACGAGTTCGGCCAGGATTCGATTATCTATACAGCAGGGATCTATGTTGATTTGCAGAGTAAGGTGAACTGGTCTGCACAGGATGAACAGTCACTGAACGATTTTCTACATCTGGACGACAAGATCAGTACTGCTATTGACGACGCAGTAACGCAGGCTAACGTGAACACCACTACTCAAGTGGGTGCATCAGAAACTAAAACGACAAAGTTGATTACTGATGGCGATAAACTTAACGCAACGGCAATTACCAATTTACAGGCAACTACAGCAGCGAACTTATCAGCACAGGTAACTACGCTGAATAAGGCCATCACAGACGGTGACACTGCAAACAGTACCAGTATTACCCAGCTAACCAGTAAAACAGCTACAGATATCAGTGCAGCAGTCACAACACTGAATCAGACTATTACGACTAAAGACACCGCTCAGACACAGGCACTGAATGCACAGGTAAGCAGTATCAACAGTAATATTACGTCCCAGGTTGCGACACTTAACAGTACTATCACTTCTAAAGATACGGCTCAATCAACCGCATTAACTCAGGCAAAATCTGAACTGAACGGTTCTATCAGCAGTGTCAGTACTGCAATGACTACCAACATTGATGCATTGAAAAATACCGTTAATAGCCATTACGAATTGAAGGTAAACAGTAACGGTACTATTGCAGGGATGGGTATCTATGCAGATGCAAACACAAAAGCCAGTGCTATTTATTTTGTGGCTGATGATTTCAAGATTATCACGGCTAAAACATCTGGTGCAGTATCTAACCCGGTAATTCCGTTTGCAGTACAGAACAATACCGTTTACATCAACAGTGCAATGATTGCTAATGCAAGTATAGGGCAGGCACATATTGCTGATGCAAGTATCAGTACTGGCAAAATTCAGGACGGTAGTATTAATAACGCCAAAATTGGTTATCAGATTAGTTCGAACAACTGGAATGACGCCTGGCCTGCTAATGGTGGGCAAGGCTGGTGTATCCGTAAAGATGGTACTAGTTATTTCAACAACGGTTATTTTCGTGGGAGCGTGTTTGCAGAAAACGGTTACTTCAAAGGCGACGTGTACGCAGAAAGCGGATATTTCAAAGGCACTGTATATGCGTCAGGCGGTTCATTCACGAATGGCTATTTCAGTAACTGTACGATTGATAATCTGAAAGCGAATAGCATTCAGGGCGATATCATGCGTGTATTTCTGTTAAGTGGTGGTGGTATTACCATTCCAGCAGAACCACAATTTGCCCGTATTCTGTCAATTCCATGCGTACCATTAACTGTACGAGGTGGTTATGACGGAAACTATAATCCACCACGTGAAACAACTAACAGTCGTTCAATCAGCATATATGCAAATGGTGGTGGTTTAGTTTACACCAGTGTAGCCGCACAGGGCCTGGCAACTGATATAAACGTGGGTACTGGAACAATGACAATTCCGGCAGGGGTTGCAGTTACACTAACAATCGAACAGCGTTCTAATAACAGTGTGGTTGCATTCAACGGGAATATTACCGTAATCGTAGGGAGAGCATAATGATATCAGGCGATTTTAGGCGGGGGGCAACTCCCGCCGACGCAGTACGAGTACTGAATAGTCAGGGCAAAGTGTTTATCACTGATTTTCAGTCAGAATTAACAAAACGATGCCGTGCATTATCGAAACAGATTCAGGATGACATCAACAACAGTGTAGAGGGTGGTTCTGTTGCTTTCACCAAACGGGCGATATTCTTCAACTTCATTCAGCATGGTAATGGAACCAGAACGAACCAGATCATAGTACGTGGTCAACAGGCTGCATACTTACGTTCAGTACTGACAGATGATCCGGCAACGTTTAACAAAATTATCCCAACGGCTAACGCTCGTATGACTGCACAAGGCAACATTGCAGGACTGCATACCCAGATGGGTAAGAAGTACAAAGTAGTGGAACAGAACGGCAAGAAGTATTTGATTGATACCAGTCTGAAAAAGAAGAAACGCAGTAAACGTATTATCGGTAAGTATGAGAAGAAACGACGCAAAATGATTTACGACTTCTTTTCAGAGACGGAACATCAAGCCCGACTCATTATAAATAATATGAAAGGAACATTCGTATTCAGGAGAAACTAATGCAAGAGCATTTCAGTGAAGAAGTAACAGAAAACATCACACTAGACGGTTATGAAGTATTGATGTGTAACCGTCCATTCAATCAAGCATTCATCGATTCTAAGTATTTCAAAGATTATGGGGTAGATGTAATGGGGCATGACTTCATGAACATTGCATTCATGGGTGACGATATGCCATTACTGAATCGTGGTGATATCGTTGATTGGCAATATTACGATGATGTGTACCAGGTGCAGGTAATTGACGTATACAAATTGTTCGTTAAAGGTCTGGACATTCAGTACTACCTGGTACAGTTAAAACAGCCGTTTTTGGAATAAAAATAATAAATACTCTCAGTACAATTGAGAGAGGATAATAATATGGATAAAGAAAAATTAATCAAGTTTGGCATTTATGCAGCGGCAGTAGTAGGACTTGCTGCACTGCATACTGTTGGCTTGCCATTATGGACAATCGTTACGCTGAGTCTATTTCTCGGGATTTGCGTATGATTACAGGAACATTAATTGCGGGTGTAAGTGCAACCGTGGCAGTACTGGGATTTGCATTCACACGATACCGTGAGTTTAAACAGGATACAGAGGCTCTGGAACGTCGCATTGGAGATTTACAGTCTGAACAGAAGTTATTGAAGCAACGTTTAGACAAGATTGAAAATGAACAGGTTGTTTTAGAAAGTGAACTGAAAAACGTTCAAATGAAGATCAACGAAATTGATGTGAAACTTTCACGCGTATTGACCATCTTAGAATTGCAGCATGAAAAACAACTAAGGCCAGCATAATAGCTGGCCTTAGTTGTTTTAGTTTGTTACCCAGTACAGTAATTGATCGATACGGTTCGGGGTCTGTTGGTATAATTTGCTGTTTTTCAATTCTGCAATTGCAGTAGCGTAATTATGGTTCTTCAATGCGGCAAGGTGCTTAACGAACTTAGAGTAACCAGCTTTGCCCAACTGGAATACTAGAATAGTTACTAGTGCATCCCATCGTTCAGGCAGGTCTAATTTGAATGAATCAGCATCACGTTTTGCTTTCTGGTAATCGACTAGGAGTAATTGATCGGCTTGCTGTTCAGTAATTCCGTTCACGAATTTATTACGTTCGCTTTGTTTAACCAGATGACCGTACCCGATGGTTTCAAAACCTTCTGAGTCTTTATAGATATGGAACATTCCATTTCTGAAATACTTCATTTTGGTCTGGTATTGTTTGGTTCCTTCAAGTTTTTTCAGTAATTCGATTACGTCTGTTTCGATGCTCATTTTGATGTTTCCTCATAAATATGTGTATGAACTTATTTATCAAGGAAGGTAAAAAATGGCGTCAAATGCAGAACAAGATATGAAATGGGCAATGTGGTATCAGGATGAAGACTTCATACCAGAAGAGACAGCGTGTTTCGTATATATAATCCAGTTTCCGAACAGTGGTGAATTCTATATTGGTCAGAAACGAGTATGGAAATCGGTAAAAAATGTCTCAGAAATTAAGAGTACTTCTAAACAGTCAAACTGGAACGATTACACCAGTTCAAGTAAATCAGTGAATGAGCTTATCGAAGCGGGTGAACCGTATAAAAAAAGTATTCTGGCCTGTTATCCAACATACGCCGAAGCATTACATGCTGAATCAGCACTTATTTGTATGTTGTGTTCTCAGTGGGGCAGTTTGAATAAAGCACTGATGGCGAAATTCAAATTCACAGCAGGAATGGATAAGGAGCATATGCAAAAAATTCGTGAACTCCTGGAGGACTTAACATGATTGAGTTAATCAAGGGATTGATCAGTAAAATGATGGGCAATGCTACTCCTTCACAGGAAGCCCATAGCAAGGAGATCGTTACAGGCAAGAGGCAGAGTACGGTTAAGCCTAACGACACGTCCTGGAAGCGTTACATCGCGTATGTGTTCGTTTTTTTGATTATGTACAACTACGTGATCATTCCGGTGGTATTGGTGGTGTTCAGTGTGTACCTGCCGCCTGTAGTACTGGACGATGTGATCAAGATGCTAGTACTGATTCTGAGTGGTACATGA